GCGCCTCCAAAGATAACGCTAGTATAATCAACGACATGAGATGGTAACGTAGGAAATTGTGCTAGCCTTGTGCTACGCTTTCGGCCATGAGCACTCTGGCCGTCCCATCCATTCCCTCGATTGCGATCTTTGTCCGGCACTCTGCCGATTGCCTCTATCGCGGCGATGAGACCCACAAGGGCTGTCGCTGCCCCAAGCACTTCCGGTACACCCTGGATGGCAAGCAGATTCGCCAAAGCGCCCGTACGCGCTTCTGGAGGACCGCTGAGGATCGCAGACGGCTGCTTGAGGCGTCCTTCGCCACAGACCCCACGGCGGTCACGATAGAGCCGGAGGCCAGGAAAACCATTGCACGCGCCGTCGAACTCTTCATTACGGACAAACGCACGGAGGGACTGTCGGAGCAGGTTCTGGGAAAGTACGGGCGGGAACTGGGAAGGTTTGAGACCTTCATGGCCAAGCGGTCGAAATTCCTGCCCCACGAAATTAGCGCAGAGGACTTGACCGAATTCCGCGAGGGATGGGCAGCGCAGTATCCATCGACCTTGACGCGCGGTAAAGTGCAGGAGCGTTTGAAAGCCTTCCTGAAGCACTGCTATAACGCGCGCCTGATTGACCGGGTGCCCAGGCTGTCGGCGATCAAGATCGACGCATCTCCGACGCTGCCCTTATCCGACGCACAGTATGCGAAGTTGCTGGCCGTCATCCCCACAGAGTTCAGCGGGACGAAGGCGACTCGCGTCCGTGCCCTCGTGCAGATGATGCGGCACACGGGTCTCGCGATCCGTGATGTTGTCACCCTTGAGCGCAGCGAACTCCAGAAGCATGGAACCCTCCACCGCGTCATCACGTCGCGCCAGAAGACCGGCACGCACGTTTCGGTGCCCATCCCTCCCGCCGTCGCAAACGAGGTACTGGCAGCGATGAAGCTAAATGAGAACCCGCAATACATCTTCTGGAATACGGGCGAAGGTACGCCGCAAACAGCGGTGACGCACTGGCAGCATGATCTAAGGCAGGCGTTCAGGGCAGCAAAGATGCCGAACGGCCACCCTCATCAATTGCGGGATACGTTCGCCGTGGGTCTGCTCTCTAACGGTGTGCCTCTTGAGGAAGTGTCGAAGCTGTTAGGTCACACTTCGATCAAAACGACGGAAAAGCATTATGCGCCGTGGGTGACGACGCGGCAGGCCAGATTGGATGCGCTGGTGACTGCGACGTGGGCCTCCTGAAAACGCCGCTGGGGTAGCCGCACCCTGTGCTTGCCGACGCGTCCCAGGGCATCCTAGCGCCGTGCGGGTGGCATTATACGCGCAATCGTGGCGGGGGGGGGGGGTGCAACGGTTACAGCCCTTTCAGCAGTTCCGAAACGGACAAGCCAAAAGCACCGGCAATCTTCTCCAGGCTGCTTAGGGTCAAGTCTGTGCGCCCGTTCTCTAACCGGCTGAGAAATGCACGCTCCAACCCCGACCGCTGTTCAAGCTGGCGTTGCGTCCAACCGCGCCCCTGACGTAGCAAGCGGACACGCTCACCCACGGAATGTTTCTGCTTGACTTCCTTGTTTCCCAGGGTCACACTCCAGATAATATGCGTGTGTTGTATCGAGCACAGCGCACACGCCTTGCACGACAGAACACATTGGGGCTGGGTGGCCAGGGCTTCTCCTGGCAGAGCAGCGGGCCGCCCGCCCCACCTTTTTGAAAGGGGAAATACGTCCGTGATGATTGGAATTTTGATTTTGCTGCCTTCGGTAATCGTTGTGATCTTCGGACTCACCGTCGCCTTGGTTGACTCGATTCGTGGTCACTGAGCCCACTCAAAATCTCCCCAACTTTGAAAGAGGTAAGGATGACACACGATTTTGTGATTGGTTGCGGTGTCCTGTTGATTCCCGCCGTTGTAGCTCTGGTAGTCAACCACTGCGGGCTGCTCAAGCTGCCTGAGTATCAAGTCGCCTACATCGCACGCCGCGAACGTGGGTTTGACAGACGGGCACAGCGCACAGTCATGGAGCGCACCGTTGCCGTGATTAAGCGGCGCGAAAAAATAAATTCTGGGCGCGCCGCTGTGCATTTATTGCACCGCTGCCTGATCAGGCTACTCTGCTCTCAACAATGAAGCGTTCGAGCACTTCGCGCGGAATACGCAGCGTTCGACGTTGCCTCTTCTTGCCTTCTTCGGGCGTGCCCATGTCAATGACGCCCGCGACCGCGCTAAACTTGCGCAGGATTGTGTCGCGGCTGACTTTGAGAATCTCCGCAACTTCGGTTGGTGTGTAGAATTCGGCGACGATAGTGCTGTTATTCATGCCGTCGCTGCCGCCCGCTTTATGTCTGTGTACCACGCCGCAGCCTGTTCTTTCGTTGCGAATCCCCGTGACGAGATGCGCTTTCCCTGGATCATGACTCGTGCGTGCCATTTCCGACGAAACGGTCTCACGCCGACGAATCCGGTTTTGTTTTTCTCGCTGCTCACTTCTCTAATCTCCTTTTTGGGCTACGTTTTGGGTGGAAAAAAGAAAAGGCCATCCCGAAAGGGACAGCCTTTGTGTGTTTGTGCGGCGCGCGTTGATTTCTCGGAACTTAGCGGCGACAACACTCCTAACTTTGTGTCACTTACACACTGACCTATGATGGATAAGTCAGGAAATGTCAGGAAATGTCAGGAGTTATCAACAGGGATGCAAGATTGGTATTGACTGCGCGTGCCGCACGGTGCAATATGCTCTCCAGCAATTCAAAACTTTCTGCTTTGGAAAAGAGGAGACGTGCAGACCTGCGTTTGCGGCAAAAGCCTTCCTGATGGTTCCGAATATGAATGTGTCGAGCACGGTACATTTTCGTGCGGAGACGACAAATGCATGTGTCCGGCGTGCCCGGAATGGAACCCGGTAGTCATTCTGGAGACGGCCCGCGCATTGGTGCCTCTCCGCGAATGTCAGTCGCTGATTGTCGAGGATGAAGCGGGGCTGTTCCAGGTGAAGGCCGGTCCGGCTGAATTTCTCGAATCTGAGCCCGAATGGGGCGCAGTCGAGGGCTGGAAGGTAATGCCGGTTGAAATCGGCGTAGAACACCAGGGCAGACAGTCCGACGCACTCAGGGACGGCACATCATGGTATCGGGTGGGAAACCTGATGGTGATCATCACGAAGTTCTTCGTGCGACACAGGGAGTTCACTGCGTCGGTTTTTGACGCTGGCTAAAATTCTGCCCACGGGTCATGCGGGGCCGGATCTTTTAGCGGCGGGATGTGAACCTTCAGGCGGTCAACTGGCGTCAGGCCGAGCTTGCTCAGTGCGTTCATGAGCAGCGCGCTTTCGCCCTTCGTAATGAGCGTTTTTCTGTTGCGTAATTTTGCCATTAGTCCAGTCGCAATCTCCAACAGGAAACGGTCTGCGCTCTGCAAGTGACCTTCGGGCAAATTCTCCACCAGTTCGCGCCAAATATTCTTTCTAGCGACCGATAAATGGGCGGGGGGATCACCGATACCGGCAGGGCACGCGACGGGCGCAATGCGGTCGGCATACCGACCAGGGTGTTCCTTAAGCCCTCCGCTCAATGCGAGAACGTGGAGCGGTTTTCTGTGTGCTGGCATTTATTCCTCTTCGATTGCAAATCCGTGAGCGATCCACATCGCCGCGCGCCAGTAGGCAAGCTCGATCACTGTACCCACTGGCACGCCGCCAACTGGACCGACGTAATGTTTCAGGAGTCGTATTTTCATTGTGGCAGAATCGCGTGTTCGTTGGCGAGTCGCGTTGCTCGCTCCCTGCCCTTTGCGTAAGTTCGGATTCTCTCGGCGGTCCCTTCACGACAGAGAGCGATGGCGCTGCGGACTGGCAGATACATCACTGTGCCCACTTCGACCGCCCCGTCGCGGCCACTGTTGCGAATGATGCGAACCGGAACTTTGATAAGTTCGCCATTCGCGTCTAGTTCTCCCTGCACACTATGCATTATTCAGTTCCTTGGAACGAAAAGGCTGCCCCGTGAGAGGCAGCCCATTCAGTTGTGGTTAGGCGTGAACGGTAAGCGACTTCACCGGATAAGTTCCCGGCGACAGGTTGTAACCACCAGCGCGCGCGAACAGCACGAAGGCGGTCTCATCCTGAAGTGCGTACAGTTCCGTGAGACGCCGGATACCAACACCGGCCTGGCGCAGAACATACGCGTTCTTGAGGTCACCGAAGTAAATCGGAACCGCGCTCGCCGCAATCGCGGGCATGTACTCGCTGATAACGATGTCACGCCCGAACAAGCTGTTAAACGGCTGCCCGTGAACGTCGGTCTGGAGGATCGGCTGCCCCGTGGTGCTGATGAGGCCCATGAGGTACGCACGGGTGGCGCTGCTCATGACCCAGTTCGCGTTTACGACATACGCAGCGTCGAGCGCGCCGAATAGCGCAACCAAATCGAGGTACACAACGCTGCCGCTATTCGCCGTCGTTACAGTCGTGCCACCGGGCGCGAGCGCGGCAATATTCGAGCTATTGCCGAGAGTCACCATGCGATTCAGACCGCGAGCCAGCCGAGTACCGAATGCCTGCTGAATCCAGCTATCTAGATCAAACTCGGAATCCTGGAGCAGTTGATTGCTGACCTTGATAACGCCAGAAGTCAAAGTGTCGACATTGCTGGTCGTGTTCGCAAACGTCGGATCGACTTCGGAAGCGACGGCCATGTTCCCACCGGAAGGACCACCGAGCACCGACAGGTCGTTCCCGGTATCGTTCGCAGTCGCAACAAGGATGGGGTTACCGCTCGCGGTACGAAGCTGCCCGACAGCATCGGCGAGCGCGCCGTAATTTTTCATTGCCTGGTGCAGCACGGGATCGAAGCCGGTGGGCACGAGCACCTGTCCGCCCGTGATCGGCGAAACGATGGAACCTTCCGCCAGGTCACGCTGTTCGTTGAACGGCTTAATCAGGGAGCGATTCTCTGCGCTCACCTGTCCAGTGCGAAACCACTGCCCGAAAGCCCGCTTCTGCGCTGCTTTGGTCTGCTCCGCCTGGTCTTCGGAACCGAAGCCAGCGCGGGGCGGACGCTGCGTGCTGCGCTGCTGCGTGTTGAACTCTTCAACGGACTTCAGCCGAGTAATGTCCGCGCTCAGTACGTCGGCGTCGGCGATCATGCGGTCAAAATTCGAGCGGTCTTCGGTGGTGACGGTTGCTTTCTGGATGAGCGCCCCGGCATCGGCCATGAGCTTGTTACGTTTTTCAATCAATTCTTGAATCAACATGTAAATCTCTTTTCGTGAATCAAAGTGGTGCAGAGACAGCAACGCGCGACACGCGCAAAGCCTCACTTGCGACAAGGCGCACGAATGCGAATGAACGCGGCTCAAGTGAGCGCGAACGCCTTGTGAAATTCAGTTGTTAGTCGGGTCTGTTACAGATGTGAGCAGCACACGTCATGTGCGCTGCCCACCATAAAGGCGAGAACTTACTTGACTCCCGCATTCGGGGGAGCATACTGTCTGAGAGATGGCGAAAACGTGTGATTTTCCGGGATGCGGGAAACCCGCTGTAGGCGGTTTCGAGGAAACTGAGGATGCTGCCGGATTTACAACCTCCGGGTCAATCCGTATCTCCGAAACCTACTGGTGCGAGCAACACAAAGACGACCTAAGTGGACACTTTTTTGACAAGAACGGCAACTTTGTGTCCGTATAAACCTTTAAGCAGAGGCGAGAAAGTCTCTTGCTGCTTTTTCGTGACCCACGCAGTAAAAGATGGTCAACCTTGTTTCCTTAGTGGCGTCGAACATGCGCTTCCGACGGCCTTCGCCGACCTTACTAGCCAGACCTACTGTGCCAGCTTTGCAGTTCGGGACAAAACACGGGCGCATTATCTCAACTGTGTCCAACCAAATGCCATTTCGCATATAGCTACCTTTTCCTTCGATTTGGAACACGCTATCTGCGCTTCGCTAGTTCTAAACGCATATGCATCCGATTGCGTTCGGAGTCGTCTGCGTCATCATCGTCATCATCGTCATCCTGGGCCGGACAGCCGTTTTCGGCGCAGTTTGGATCTTCGCAATCGTCCATCGAGCAATCCTCACAATCGTTGTCCAGGCATTCGGGACAATCGCAGTCGCAGCCATCGTCATTCGTGCGCTTGAGCAGCGGGCGAACAGATGGGGGACAACTGCGCAGACTGACAGACGTTGCCAGATACGCGGCAAAAGACGTGATGCTGATTTCCGCGAGGTCCACATCCTGAAGAGTGCGCGTGATCGACTTGTCTGGATTCGTGCGCCACTGATCGGAGACCACGTTGAACCCGAAGGAACACGCATCAAGGTCGCCGCGTTCGATGCTGGCGATCATGTCCGCTGCCTGCGTCGTGCTAGGCAGGTTGCACACGAATCGCAGACCGTTCGCGTCTTCCGACAGCGACAGCGTTCCTGATTTTGTCCTGCCCATCAGCGACGATGGGTTGTGGTCGCGAAGGCACAAAACATCGGGCGAGTCCTTCAGCGTTCTGGTGAACATCCCAGGCGCGCAGATTTCCGTAAACCCGCCTAAATCGACGCTGGGACTGTTGAACACAACCGCATAACCGGACAGTGAGCGGGTTCCGTCCGCTGCGGTTGCAACGCGCAGTTCCTTAGACGGAATGGAGCGAATTTCGAGTTTACGCATTGCTGAGACCTTTCAACGCGACGTGTTCTGCAATGGAACGATGCGCGTTCAACGTGAGAGTTTTGGTGAGCTTGTGAAGTTCCTGGGCTGCAATGGCGTCAAGGTCGTCAACGTTCCACTTTGATGAGCGCTCCGTGAGCTTCGTTAGATACTCTGTGATCGCCTTGGATGGCTCAGGCTGCCACTCAGGGGCGTTTGTGGACGCCCTGGCACTGTCTGTCGCTAGATCAGCAACAGATGCCGCCAGAGGCTCAAACAGTCGCGTTACCGTGTCGTCAGTGCGTTTGTCTGCCGGTCGCGCTGCCAACCTACCCACAACATCACGACAGAGTCGCAAATAGTGCGTGGTGGAGGTCGCGAGGATGTTGCGCACCGCAGCATCCGGGGCCGGGGCAGTTTCGCCGACCGGCTGATCTTGAATGCTTTCGGTATCCAGCAACCTTGCCGAGTTCTGCATATTGACTGGAACGAGGTAGATGTCGCCCTCGGGACCGATAGTATCTTCGCCGAGTTCGCGGCGAACATCGTTCACGGAATAAAATCCCCATTGACGCCCCGCGCCGTAGGCGGTCATTGTGGACGCAAAATCACCACGTAAGCGTTCGCGGAGGTCAAAGGCAATCAAGGTCGTGTTTGGTTTTCCATTCAAACCAGGCGGTAACAGCTTCCTCTTGAACTCGATTTCAATCCGCTTCAGGATCGGCTGAAGCGCGTCTTGGACGAACTGAAGTGCAAGTTGTTCTGCGTTTCCATTTGATAGCCGCGTAGAATCGCCAACCATGTAATTCGGAACCCGGAACGAGGCTGCAATTTCCGTGCGCGAAAACTGCCGAGACGCCAAAAGCTCACTGTCTTCGACACTCAGTCCCAGCTTTTCAATTGTGTATCCATTGTCAAGGATGGCGACGCGACCTTGGTTGTGGCCCGTCTGCAACGTGTGCCAATCCTGCCTCATCTTGGTCTTGTCTTCGGGAGCTACCTTCCCTGGGCTATGAATCGCGATAGCAGGGACGCCGCTGTTCACGACAGTGCGCGCCTGGTAATTCTGTTGCGCGATTGCAAGGCCCAGCGTTTCGCGGAGCATGGCGACCGGCGACTGCCCGACGATGCCATTCCACGAAAACAGCGTGACGTGAAGCATATCTTTCGCGGCAACAATGCGGGACTGTCCAGCTTGCTCGCCGTCTCTCGTTCGATAGGCAAGGTCACCTTGAGGTCCGACGCGAACCGGCTCGGTCAAACGCGGATCAAGGTTCCACAGCGCCACAACATCACCAGCCAGGTTGCGCTGAATTTCGGCGTAGGCATTGCCGCGAAGATTCAAGTGGATTAGGAGCGTTTCAAAGAAGCTAAACGCTGAAGTCTCCGGGTTTGCTTCGACGGTCAGAAGGTGGAGCAGCCAGTTATCAACGTCCAACTGCTTGCCGGTCGGCGTCTGTACGAAAACCTGGCAAGGAAGCGCGGAGATGGCATCGGCAAGGATTCTCGTACACGTGTAAACCGTCGCGATTGAGGTTGCCGTCCAGTCGTTTACGAGTTCTCCAGCAGCGTTCGCACGAATGCCGCCACCATCGAGCCATTGCCAGATCGCGGCCTGGGAACTGAGGCCGATACCGGCCATCTCCATCGCATCGCGCTTCTCTCTTTTGTTAGTTCCTGCCCCTCTGCTGAGGAGCTTCGGAAAAAATCTCATGTAGTTGATCCGTTCTGGGTTAATATTGGTCGCATCCAATGTTTATGCGCATTCCAGCGACATTTCGAGTGGGAGAATCGACCAATGTGACAGCCAGTAACACTACGCGAGGCCGCGTCGTTACTGGCGATGGCGCTGTTTTAGGTCGATTTTTGGAATTTTCCGATTTGGCGATGTGAAAATTAGATTGGCGCGGCGGTCGCAAGTAAAAAATGCACGGTGGATTTCATGCCCCTATCTACTTTGTTATCAACAAGATAGATAAATGCTAGTTATTGCCGTCTAAGAGGCGTTTTAATCCGCTTGTCGCCAGTTTTCCAGCAGTTCGGATCGCCTTGGGAATCGAAGAAGGTGCGCCGTCGCCGCCAGAACCTCCAATATCTTCAACAAGGTCCATTGCTTCCGAAAACGATGTATCGCCGTCCGCTGCTACCTCTGCGAGTCCTTCGCGCATCTTTTCCGCAAAGAGTTCAATAACCCGGTCTGCTGTCGCATCGAATGCGGGACGCAGGAACGGTTGGGCGGCCATCTTGTCAGTACCGAACTCCACAAACTGTCCATATACACCGGGGCTCTGTGACATATCACCTGGCCGGTTTGTACTCTTTTTGTCGAATCTAGGACCTACCGTCACAGTACCAATAGCGCCCTTACCGGCCCGTCTGATTCGGACCGTCCCGGCGATGCTACTCTGAAGATCCCCTGTGTCCACAGGAACGCGCCCTTTGACATCCTCCACCCAAAACTTCCCAACCGCGCGCAATGCGCCGCGCATAGTCTTTTTTGCTAACTTCGGGCCGATGGATCGCAGGCGCAATTCGAGTTCTTTGATTCCTTTGACTTCACATCCAACAACTATAAGTTTGTCGGCCATTTAGGTTCCTGTCTCGCTTCGTACTTCTGCAATGGCTTCTTGCATAACGCCAGATATGTCCGGCTCTGCCATCGTTTGGCCCATTCGTTCAATGGAGTCCTGAAAGTCGCTCATGACTTCGATCAGACGTTCGGCGATGTCCTCGTCTTCGATGTCAGGGAGCAGCAAATCAGCAA